CAGCGTTCTTCACGTTAAACCGATATTTTTTATCACCGACGTTATATTCAAAACCTTTGAATTTATCGTTAAAAACTTGTTGAGTTTTTAATTTAAAAGTATTAGTTTGTTTGTCCGCTATTTTTTTGTTCTCTTCGCTTTCTTTGTTATATCTATTAAAAAAGTTAATTGCTTTTTGTTGTTCGGTAGTTAATCTAGAACCAGCTTTAACTTCTTCATAGTATTTGGACTTTTGCCCGTCCAAGTGGCTTTTAGCGTTGGCAACTTGCTCTTTTAACGCTATTTGTTTTTTTCTCACTTCTCTTGCATCATCTTCTTCTTCATCATATGAGAATGAATCTTCAATTAAGAAAGTTATTTCATCATCTGTTAGATGTTTTTTAGTTTGCTTGTAATACTCTCTTAATACTGTCGTGTCGTCATAACTAGAATAATCTTGGTTAAGACGCACGTAATCTTCTAATGTACCACCAGTTTCTTCCATAAAATCTACAACTTTTTGTAAATTCTCTGGTATTACTTGTCCGGTTTCTTGAGCTTCTTCAATAGCTTCAGCTAACTCTTCTGTTTGCTCTTGAACTTCTTCTTCAGTAACTTCTTCTAAAGCTGGTTGTTCTTCTTGTGCTTTAGCTTCCGGTTGTACTTCTTCTTGTTTTTCTGTGGTGTCGGCATCTTCAACGAGCTCAACCACTCTGTTGTCGTCAGCGTTATCTTCTTTAACTTGTTCTGTGGTTTCATTTTTTTCTTCTTTTTTTGGTGTAGGTGGTTTGCTTAAATCTACTTTGATAACATCGTCATCTTGTTTTGTTTGTTTAAGATCAACTTTTGTTACGTTGTCTTCAGTAGCCTTTTCGACTACTTCTTCTTTTTTCTTTTTTGCCATAATATAATATAATAATAGTTAATAATTTTTATCTAGGATCAAATGCGCCTAAATCAAATCCGCCTCCTAATATATCATTACCTGCGGACTCAAAGTTTTTAGGTGGTTTTTCACCTTTTCTTTGATCTATAAGTTCACTTTGTTGTGAAGCTTGTATTCTAGTTCTTTCGTCTTTACGATCTTCTTTTTCTTTTTCTTTAGATTTTTGACCTTCAACTTCTAAATTTTTAAGCTGCATATTCATTTGAAACTCTAACTGCATAAGCTGTTTTTTGTATTCAACTTCTTGAGCTTGTTTTTGAGCGTTAAGCTGTGCTTTCATTTGTTCAAGCTGTGCTTCGCTCTGCATCATTGCTTGTTGTTTTTGCATTTCCATTTGAGCAGCTGCTTGCTGAGTCTGCATGTTAGCTTGCGCTTGTGCTTGTATGTTTTGTTGCTGCATTTGTTGATCTCTAGCTACTTTCTTTTTTCTACGTATTTTAAGTAGTTGGTTTGCAAGTTTAACGCTTTTTATTTCTCTAAGATCAATTGCATCTTCAAGCTCTATATTTTGTTGTTGCAGTGCCATTTGTATATTATTTTCAAGCATTGCTTTTTCTTCTTCATCAGGCATTAGCTCTATAAATATACCAAAGTCATACAAGTGTAAATTAGACATTTCTTCAAGCGTAGCTACATTGTGAATACCTATAGCTTGTATAAACGCATCTTTTGTTGGTGAATACTCTATAATATCAGATATTCTAAGTGATAAACACTCTGCAACTTCTTTTGTTAAAAATAAACCAGCCTGTAATATGTGTCTTGTAGCTGTATTACTATTTGCAGCTGCTAATTTCTGCACACCTACTAAAGCGTTTTTATCAGGTGTACTACCATCTCTAGCTTCATTAAGTCCGGTTACATCTCTTATCATTTGTAAGTAATAGTTGTAATTACCAATTAAAGCTTGCATTTTATTACCACCACTACCACTAGTTATTTCTTGTATAGGTACTTTACCAGGATTCATATCACCTTCGCTTGTAAACGATCTACCAATTACCGAACCTGTTTGGAAGAACATGTTTAAAGCTTCTTGAGGATTATAATTAGTACCATTACCTAAATCTATTTCAGCAAGGCCATCAGCATCTAAATACACACCATCTGGAACCATACGTGACAATACTTGCTGTAGCTTTAAATGTGTAAGTTGTATCATGTCAGCAAACCCAGTGATACGTTGTACTAATGATTCAATACGACCTTTATACATGCGAGGAGCTACAATAGAGTAATTCATTTTTACTTTAGTAAAATCACTTTTTGGTCTCATCATGTTTCTAGCCATTTCCCACTTAAGTAGCTTATCAGTACCTAATATTAAAGCGCCATCATATAGACACTCTATCGACCTATGTAGTTTGCTAAAATTTTCAGAGTCTTCAGGTGGATTAAAAGTATCGTCTTTTTCTAATATTTTTTCAGCGCCAGTACCTGTTTCTTTCACTTTATAAACCTCGTTCATAAACGTTTTATAATTAAAATATAAAACTTGAACTTTATTATTATCGTGTTCAGAATAATTATAACCTTGATTATAATTAGTTTTGTCGTAATATTTATTTTTTACTATATCCTCTAAATCTTCTTGAGTTAAATGTGGAAATTGTTTTGCTAGTTCATTAATAGGTATATTTTTAACTTCACCAACATAATATATATCATCAAAATAAGGCGACTCAGTGTATGAATAAACTAAATCAGCAGGGTCAACATAATCAACTACAACTCCTTCAGAGGTATTAAAACTAGTTTTTACAGCACCTATACCTAAAACTGTAAGATCGTAATAAAACTGTTTTTTAGTTAATTCATAATTATTACCTCGTAACAAAACGTTTATAGCTTGTTCTTCAGCAACTTCTACTGCTTGTTTATAACTAAGTTGCATATGCAAATCTAATTCTTCTTGAGAATCAGGTAGCATATCTTTATCGTTTTCGTATAAATCAACACCAAAAGCCTCAGCTACATAATCGTTAAATTCTTGAGTTCTCATGTCTGTTAATAAAGACTCCATATACTGCGTTCTTTTTTCTACGCCATGTGGATCTTGAGAATAAGCTTTAACATCATACATTCGTTCTGCAATACCGTTTACAACTATATCTACAAATTTAGGTATAATTGGAACTGGTTTCCAGTCTAAATTTAAATAAGATAAATCACCATTTATAGATAGTTCATCTTTATATTTTTGTATTGATTGTTCACCTCTAGCATATAATCTAAGATTATGAAAGTTGTTGTGGTTAGTTCTATATCTATTGCTACCTCTTTCAGTGTGAAACCACTCAGCTTCAATAGCTTTAGCTACTTTCAAACCATAATCATAGCTCATCTTCTCTACATCACTTACAACTTGAGATGGAAAATAACTTTTTACAATCATATTTATTTATTAATTAATTTTGACATACTGCCTTTATTTGAATATGTAGCAATATTTATATTTAGTTTTGGTTTTTCTATTGTAGCGTTTGGTCTATACAAATGTCTATTACAAGCCATTATAGCAAGACCAGAACTTATAGAAGCATCATGTTTTGTTCTTTTGTTTATATCAAATTTAGCCCAGTCATTTAAAAGTTCATTAAAATAACAATTACCAAATTGACCTTCAGCATTCATACCTACGTGACTTTGTATATACATTTCAATTGCAGCGGCATGAGCTTGTTTAATATCTTCACTTGAGTTTGGTATACCACCTATTTCTTTTTCAGCTGTAGACAGCTTGTTCCATATCTTATCAGGTCTGTTCATACTGTAACCTCTATAACCACGTCTTCTTAAATAGTACAATAAACGAGGTTTATTGTTTTCAGCAAGTATTGGCATCCCATAAAATACTAATGCCATTAAAACGTCTTCAAAAAACATCTCTGCAGTTTGAGGCCTTGCTAAATACTCTAGAAAAAACGTATTAGCAGGCGCGTCTTCCATGCTAAACTTGGTTAAACCGTGTAAAGCACCTTTTGAGCCTTTACCGTCTACAGTTCCTGATATATCATACGAGTCACAACCAAAAGCACCCATGTGCTCATTTCCAGGATATTTTATACCGTTTTTAATTACAACTTTGTTTTGTATATTTGTTGATGGTACCCAACTTATTTTAAACCTACCTTTTGGATCTGGGTAAAATATAACGCTTGAATCTTTTACACCGTTAACCCATTGAAAATTACCTTTTGAAACACCTAATGTTCTAGACATTTCTTCGTTGTAATCTATTTGTTCGTATATTTTTACTAAGTTAAATATACTGTTTTTTGTTTCATCTCTAAACGCGTGCTCAGTAGTTCTTGGAAACTGACGATAAAACTCATTTAATGCGTCTTGATCACCCTTTAATCCATCAGCTTCGTTTTGCCAATTATCTATTACACCTACGTCTATTAACTCTCCATGGGGGTCAAAGACTTCATCACTCGGAGTATTGAAGACTGGGCTTCCGTGCTCGTCAATAAATCCTTCGTAGTTCCACTCCATTGGGATAAAAAGAGAATATAAACCAGACGCTGTCTGTCCATTTCTGTTTCGCTTAGTAACGTCTGATGCGTTGTATAGTTTTTTGAAGTTTTCTCCACCTTTATCTAATGAGTTTGATGTTGAGCCCATCATACATTTACCTATAATCCTACTACCTAATCGTAAACATGTTTTTGTAACTCTCCAGTTATTTAATATATTATCGGGTCTTTCCCACTTACCGCTTTCGTCGTGTACTAACAGAGCAAGCTTTTCTCCATCATAACTATTGTCACCTGTATTTTTCCAATCAATAGTAGTATCAAGTCCAACCAAGTCTTCCTGCTTTTCGTTTGCAATAATCTTTTTACGCGTAAACTTACTTGCAGGAACCCTATAAGCAAGTTCAGACTTAGGCCTATCCATACCGTCTTGAATTGGTTTGAAAAAGAAAGGATAGTTGACTGATATTGGAACAACTTTGTCTGTAAACATTTTTTTAGCATCTGCACCTGTTTTAGAAAGTATACCAAATCTACTATCACTTGCTAATGTAGCTTGGTTAACTGTTTCTGCTGAAGACATGAAAGAAAATCCAGACCTACGATTTTTAAGGTAGCACATTCCGTAACATCTTTTGTCGGCTTTACAAGCTTCCCAGAATATATAGAATAGTCTATTGGCCTCTCTAAAATCAGGTGCACCTACATCTATTTTACTCCATTGCAAGTACATATAATGTGTACCTGTTATATATGTGGGTGTACCGTTATTATTAAACCAGAAACCATCTTCACGTCGTTTAAACTCTTCGTCTATATAATCATACCACTGTGCTTTGTTTTTTTCAGGATATGCTCTCCAGTCAAATATATTTTTAAGTCTTGCTAGTTCTTTTGGATATTCAAATTGTTGCCACTTCTTTACTTTGTTGGCGAACACTTGCACTGGCTGTTGTGGCAATGCAATTCGCAAATTTTGTATCTCAAGTATTTTACCGATTTTACCAGTTTTTGATATAACGACAATATCATGTTCTTTATTATATCCATATTCCCATTTATTTTTTTTATTAAGCCTGCTAATAGTAGTTAGCTTAACTGGCTCGACTATTTTAACTAAGTTTTGTTCGTACATTATTTTGATCTACCTTCAGCAAATCCTTTAAACGCTTTTTGTTTTTCATCAAGCACTTTACCTTCAATTATGTTTTCTTCTTCTTGGATTCTATTTAATATTTCAAATGCATCGAATATTGCTAGCTTTTTTGTAGCTGCAGCATTTTTTAATCTATCAGCTGATATATCTTCTTTTGAGTCTACAATTGGTTCTTTAGCAACTTTTATCAACTCATCAACTGCTTTCTGCCCAGCGAGGATTATATTCTTTTTCTTTTTCTTTATATTCATATTTAATTGTAATAAATTGTGATAATAATCTATATAGCTTTTGACCATCTATAATAAACTCATATTCTGAACTTGGTCTAAATCCTATTAAATCGCCTTCTTCTACCGTGCCATCCGTATATTTAACAATACCCATTAAAGGTTGTTCTTTATCTGAACTTAATTTATTTTTAGATTTTATTGGCGCTACAAAACAATAACCTTTTATTGCTTGCCATTTTCTATTGTGATAACTAAATATAGCTTTTGGCTTGTGTAAAAATATTTGATCTGGCTGTACTAGATAGTGATCTTCATCAATATAAGCTCTACTGTTTTTTTCTATACCGTGTTGGTTGTGCCATCTTCTAAAAACATTATGATGTACAATTACAGTATCACCAACTTTAATATCTGTTTCACCTACAGTTGGTATCGCTTTTACTATAGCTTCTCTGCTAATATATTGATGGTTAAATATTTCAGTATTTAGTATTAACTCTTTGCCTTCTATATCTTTTGTATTGTTGTATCTTGATTTTACAGGCGTTACAACAAAGTTGTAAACCGCTTTCATTAATACTGTAAATTATACTCTACAGATACAGCCATGTTTTTATTAAAGTCTTTCCAAGGCAAAACATCTTTACCTTTCCTAATATAAACACTAAACTTATCCTCTTCTTCTAGTATGTCGCAAATAGTATGACCACCATACACTTCTTGCCCAACGGCATAGTGCATGGCGTCATTCTTATAATCTTTACCGATACTAATTTTTCTTATCAGCTTGCTCATTTTCTATATGTGTAATAGTACCGTTAGTAATGTCAATATCTACATTACCATAGTTTGATTGAAACTCTTTTTGGAGCTCTTCCATTTTACCTTGAATTGCAGTTACTTGATGAAGTAAAGCGTGTTTTTTAGCTTCAAGATCTCCAACTTGTAATTTACCTCTATTAATAAGATTTACTAATTCTTGTAATCTTTTTAATTCTTCTTCCGTAATACTTGTAGGTTTAAGGTCTACTACCTTTTTTTTGTTTTTTGCCATTTTATTTAATTTAAGTTAATTTTAATTTATAGTCCGTGAATTTCTTTTAAGTAGCTGTTCACTTCAGCTATTTCTGTTGCATCTAATCCTTTGTTCCAAACTAAAACCTCGTGAATTATACCGTCGAAATAGTTACTTCCACCAGTTCTAGAACCAAGAATACTAAATTCAATACCACCTGGGTTTTCTCCTGCAGCTTCATTACTTGATGTGTCTGTATCTGCTGTTAACGCACTACCGTTTTTAAAAAATGAAAATTTATTATTAGCACCTGCAGATCTATTTGTTAAAAGTATAAGCTTTGAACCAGTAGCAAAAGTACCAGCAGGAAGTACAACGTCAGTTGTTGTAACTGTTGCGCTTGAATTTAGAGTTTTTATTCTAAGTGTAGTAGCATTTTGAAATTGAAATAATTCATTAGAACCATCAGACAACAAGCAGCCAGCCACTTCAGATTCTCTTGTTACAACTACAGCAACACAAAATCCTCCGTTGTCAGCAATATCAATTTTACTAGTTAAATTATAAAATTGACTATTATCTGTTTCAAAATCTAGACCACCACCACCTGTTGCAGCTCTATTACCTTCAGTGTTTTGTATTGCGTGATTGTCATTACCAGACGAATCGTCCCATTGATTAGTTGCTACACCTGCACCATTTTTAAGCCATAATGCTAAAGATGAAACATCAGTAGGTTCAAATTGATAACTTGAAGAAAATTGTATTGAATTACCTAACCCTATCATTATTATTTTCCAAAGTAACAAATAACACCTTTATCAGCCTCTCCTTTAAAAGTAGTCCATCTACCATATATAGTAATACCTTTAGGAAATTGTTGACCAGAAACTGTTATACCACCAGCACCATGAGTCTCATCGATAAATATTAATGCTTCAGAACTTGTTGTTATTTCAGTGTCTAGTTTTACTTTACTTACGCCGTCCCACTCTACTACTTTAACACCGGCTTTATGAGCCCCGTTATAAACAGGAAAAGGAGTTTGAGCTGTGTCATATGCTAAAGCTGTACTACCATTTTCTGTAGCAGCAGGAGCTACAACCATAACATATTGTCCTTTTCTTATCAAACTTGTGTCAGAAGGAGGGTTTGTTAATGTTATATCAGTATGAGCAGCGTGAGTAGCATCAGATACAGCACTACCACAAGCACCAGCAAAGTTAATATTACTAGTTACAAGCTCTTCAAAATCTTCTACGTCTTTAGCTGTTGTTCCTGTTATCCCAGCAAAACCAGGACCACCTTCATCTAAACGCTCAGGTGTCATAACCGTAGGTGTGTTTGCGTCTAAAAACTGTATACCAATAATAACGTGGTCTTTTGGAGGTACAACCTCTACAGCTTTAGATGTATAAGCACTACCTAATTGTCCGAAGCCATAAGAGACTTCTGTTGAATTTATTCCCATTATTTTTTTACTTTTTCTAGTGATCTACCGCCAAAGTAAGCACCGATCACTGTTATTAATACTAATTGTAAAAGATCTACGTATGAGTCTTTTACATTGAATTTTAAAAAACCAGCATCTATAAATATAAGTAACATTGTACATATTACTAAAAATATTAACACTAGCGGTCTTATATTTTTACTTAGCCACGAGTCTGAGTTCATGTCTAGCTTCCATCTTTCAGTTACTTGTTTTTGCATCTCAGCTTCGTAACCCATAATTAAATCTTTTATCTTTGCTTCAGCAGCTAGCTTTTCTTCTTTAGTTGTAGTTAGATTATCTAACACTCCACCTACGTTTTTTACTAACTCACCAGCGCCTGCTGAAAACACTTTGCCTAATATACTCATAATTTATTTTTTAATATCCACCACCACCACTACCACCAGTATTACTACTTCCTGAAGAACCGCGTATCACTGTAGTTGTTGGAATTGAACCTGTTGTAACTTGTGCGTGTGTTGTTCCTGCCATATAACCTGTTTGTCCAAAATAAACATGAGTATGATAGCCTGAAAAACCATTTTGATTACCCCAGTCTAAAGCTTCTTGTAAAGTAGAAAATAACGGTATACCGTCTATATTTATTAATATCATATATTTGCTGTTTTTTCCCAAGGAAAATCATCACCAGCTTCTTTCCACTGACCATCAACTTTAATCATGTCTTTACCGTTTCTAGTTTCTCTTGGGTATGTTATGCCATCATAATAAACTGCATCGTCACTATAAGCTAATTTACCTAGCTTCATGTCTGTAGCGTGTCTCATTTCATGTATTAATACTTGATTTTCTTCAGAGCTACCAGGTTGTACTTTATTACTTATAAATATACTACCGTCCATATTAGCTTCGCCAAGTATACCCTCATCTAGTTTTTTTCTTATAACAGGATTACCAGGCACAGACGCGTCGCTTGAACTAAAGCTGAGCTTTTTATTTAAAACTCCACTTCTAGCTATTGGCTGTCTAACTTTACCTAATTTAAATCCCATTATTTTTCACCACACTTTTTACTTGGATTACCAACCTGTCTCCAGTCTTGTTTTACCCAAGTTTTTAAACTACCACCACTACTAGTGCCAGTTACATTGCTTTTACTTGAACGTCTATATTTACCAGCTTTACCTGCAGCTCTTTTAGCACGTATTACCTTTTGTCTTTCAGACTGGCTCATACTAGCTATTTTAGCTTTAGGTAAACATACTTTTTTAGTACCACCACCTTTCTGTGTTACTTTTGCTGGTGATTTTTTACGACAACTACCTTTAGCACCTTTTGCAGTGCCAGGTACTCGCTCATATCCAACCCAACAAGGCAGTGGACTATTTTTAGCAAACTTAGACGTTATATCGTACATTTACTTTTTCTTCATTTTCATTTTAGCAGCAGACTTCATTTTCATTTTCATAGCTGAAGCTTTTTTCATCATAGCCACAGATTTTTTCATCATAGCCATAGATTCTTTTTTCATCTTCATAGCAGCTTTTTTCATTGTAGCTGGTGAAGCTAAAATCTTTTTCTTTAATTCTTCTGGTAAGTTTTTTTGTTTACCAACTAAAGGTTTTTTAGCAGGAGACTTTTTAGCCATCTTTGCCATTGATTTTTTCTTCATTTTTGCAGGTGCTTTTTTCATTTTTAAATTTTGTTTTTTATATGTTTATACATTGAGTTACCTAGTTTTTCGCCCATCTTACTGTCTGACTTATAGTGAGCACGGGCAACTCTACGACTATAAGATATGTTTTCGCCTGTTTTAGCAAATGCTGATTTTGCTTTAGGGTGTTTATCGCCTAACACCTTTGCTATTAAAATACCTTGAACCGAGTGTCCTGAAGGATATGATTTAGTCTTCATAGAGGACATTTCATAGTTAGGTAGTTTTTTGTCTAAGTCTTTAGGTCTTGGCCTATTGTGAAACTTCTTTAATTCTAAGATTACAGGTGCAGAGTCTTTTATTAACTTAGCAGCAACTTTTTTATCATAATCTTGTATATTATTATCTTTTGCTGTTTTGGCAAATGCAGTTTCTATATTATCAAACTTCTTTACAAAGTCTTTTTTTAAAGGTATTTTTTTAAGCTCGTTTATTTCTGTACGAGTAGTATAACCACTATCAATTGGTGGCTTCATTTTTTTAAACGGAGTTGTGTTAAAATCTTTAAACATATTATTTTGGTCTGTTTGTTTGCATGTTAATAAACCAATTAGCTAACTGTTTATCTCTAGCAGTAGCATCTCTTCTAGCCTTTAACCTTCTAGCTTTATTTACGGTTACATCACCACCGTATAGTTTTGATATACGTGCTTTTAATACACCTCTATACGCTTTACTCATCTTTCTTTTTACCTAAACGTTTTCTAACTATATTCTGTGTAGTTTTCATTTTAGCAGCATAGCTTGGGTTTTTACCTCTGTTGAATACTATTTGTTGGTTTAAACTACTAATAATTCTAGACAAATTACCTTTACGAGATTTTATAAGCCAACTAGCTAAACTACCAGCTGACATGCTTTTAAACTTACCTTTAGCATCTGGCGCGTCTGAGTGTTTGAAATCACCCATACGTTTTTTAAATGGATTATTGCCTTGAGTATACATTTAGCACTTACCTTGTCTTTGAGTTTTAGAAGCCCACATATTAGCATATGCAGATGGATATACTTTAAACTTTCTTTTTGCAGCTGCTTTACAACTAGCGCTTAATTTTTTCAATGTTGGTGATGTTTTCATTGTTAAAGCTGAAGCAACGTTTTTATTTTTTCTGTCCGTTACAGTTTTTGATATTCTTGTTTTAGCATCATATGTAACACCTTTTTTATCTTTAAGGTATTTTCTAAACTCAGCATTTTCTTTGTAGTATTTTTCAATCTTTGGATTGTTAAAATCTACATAATTTTTATCTTTTTTTCTAGGCATTTTTTATTTATTTATTTATTAACATTTCCACCTACGTCTAGCAGCTTTACCTCTTTCTCCGGTCCAACCTTTTGATCTAGCGCAAAATGACTTTCTTCTTTTAGCAGCTTTACTGCCAGGTTTAACTTTGCCAGTAACTGCAGTCTGTAACTTGCTACCTGGGTTTTTGCGTTTGTATTCAGCAACACCTTTGCTAGTCATACCTGCACCTTCTTCTACAGTTCTAAAATTACGACCCTTACCTTTAGTTGTTTTTCTTGGTTCATTACTTTTCATTAAAGGTGAACCTAAGTTTCTACGTCTACCACAACTAGACACAGGAAAAGGGTTACCGCTCTGAACGTAACCCTCAGACTTATTAAACATTTTATTTTGCATTGGTGATCCTGGCATTATACTATTTTACCTTCTTGGTAATTTCATCTTCCCTTTTGCGAATCTCTTATCAGCCTTTGCGTAAGAAGATGGGTATGAAGCATCACTTCTATCTTTAAACTCACCTTTTTTATTTAATCTTGGATCTTTAAATCCAGATTCAACGCCTGAAATCGATCCACCAGTGTTTTTCTTTCTAGAAATTACTTTGCCTTTAACTGTTTTCTTTGTTTGTTTTTGCTTAGTAATCTTATAGTCATCCGTACCTTTGTAGTTAGAGATTTTAGTTTTAGTTTTTGTTACTCTATCACCTTTTTTTGATTTTACTTTAACAGTACCTCTGCTTTGATCTTTGTTCATTTTTTGAACAGTTTTCTTTTTACCGTCTGCTGATTTAGTAACAGTTTTTGTACCCCCGAAGATACTTTTTCTAGTAGTAGTAGTTGAGCCGTCATCGTTTTTTGTGGTAGTTTTTTTACCGTAAATAAGTTTAGCCGGTGATTCTTCAGTTCCAAACCCACTGAAGCCTTTCATTTTAAATGTTGATTGTTTGTTCATTATCTATTTTTGTCTTTAATCATATCATCTATAGCTTTATTATAAACTTTATCTGTATATGATTTGTTATTATAGAATATACTTCTTTCTGATGTAGGCATATCTTCTTCACCTAATAATATTCTATATATACGATTAATTAATTGTTTACATCTATACGATGTTTTGTACACACTATATTTTATAGTAGTACGGTTTCTATGCCTCCAAACGTCTATCCAACCGTCTTGTCTAAGCCTGTCCCACCTTGCTTTGTCCCAAGAAAATGTATAAACTCCGTCCATGAAATCTTTTCGTGTGAATCTTCCTTCACAATCTAAATAAAATAAAAGTTCTAGATCTGCATCTAATATCCCGTAAGTTTTACAAGCCCACTTACGTGTGAGCCTGTAATACTTAAGGATATTCATTTCACGCAAATCTTGCGCGGTTAATCTCAACTATTAAGCAGTTGTTCTAAAGCAACCTACGATACCTAAATCGTTTGAACCACTTAAAGAAGGTCCGCCAGCAAAAGTTTCAACTCCATTGATGTCTAAGTCATAGAAAGTTATTGCTCTATTGTATACACCACAGTTAGCTATAGCTTCTAAAGTTCTTACAATATCAGGATATTTACCAGCAGTATGTATAAGTGTAATTATATCATCAGTACCAGTACCATCAGTAGATAAAAAGTGTAAGTTAGTTTGATCTAAAACAGTTCCATCGTAATGAGTTTTTGTATAAGTAATTGGATCAGCTCCTTTGAAAGCGTACATAGGATATGCATAACAGCTAGATAATTCTCCAGCAGAAGCACCGTTTCCAGGCGCATCATTTCTTTTGAATTGCTCAACTACAACAGTATCATTAGTAGTCATCGTCATACCAGTAGCTACAGATCCAACAGAACCAGTTGCTGTATTATCACCAACAGTTATAACTCCGTTAGCAGAACCAGAAGTAAATGCAGCGGCGCTAGATAAGTTTGTAGCTTGATCAGCAAACTTATCGTCTTGATTTTTATCTACGTCATTTGGATCATTAAATAGTGCTCCTGTTACAAAATCATTTGTATAATCAGTACCACGAGCGTCATCTATTTGATCTCCAGCTACGTGAATAACTCTATATCCTAAAGTTGCAGGATCTACAGAAGTTGCTTTTGAAGCTGGTAATAAACCAGAGTTAGCTATTGTCATTGTTGCTAAATCAGCAACTCCAGTTGTTGGGGCTACGCCAGGTGTATTAAAGTAACCTTTCGTGCCAAAATATATATAAGGTGTTTTCATTTTGTTTATTTATTTTAAAAGGTTAAACTTCAGTAAATGTACTAGCAGTAGCTATTTGATTAGGTAACTTAACATCGTTAAGTAAATCAAATAATACAGTAAAACCAAGTTTACTATCACTGTTAATTGCTGAAACAGCATCATCTATTAAATTTCTTTCTACTTTATGTGTTGCAGCAGCAGACTTATCTGCGTGCTTAAACACTATCGTGTCTTCATTGTCTACATCGTTTGTTCCTTGTATTAGTAGAGCAGTTGTTGTATCGTCTATACTTTCAAGACCTAAAACTCTATTTTGTGGAAACATAAATGTTTGATCAGCTGCACCCATACTTGTAAATGTTGCTTGATCGTTTACTATTAAGTATTTCATATTTTTATATTTTTAAAGTTATTTATTATATTGTTGCAATTGTTACAGCTGAACAAGAAACAGCAGTTCCTGTTGAAGCTATAGGAGCATATCTAATATCAGTAGCTACACCACCAGAACTTGAACCGTCACTAGAAGCTGTTGTACCTAGATCATCTTGTACTACTACAAAACCACCATGAGGATTAGACATTACTCCAGCAACACCTTTCATTACTTCTATATGAGCATCCTCAGTATGAGTTAATGTAAACGTGTCAAAAGTAGGATCACCACCAATACCTAGTTTAGATACATTTTGAGGATAAAATCTAAATATAGTTGAAGTAGGAGTAGGTGTAGTTGCACCAACAAAATCACTTGCTTTAAAAATAGCCTGATTACCTGTTGCGTATGTTGCATCTTCTGCAAGATACATAAATAGCTCGTTTTCTTGAGCAAATTGTGTTAAAATCATTTTTATTTTTTTTATTGATTATTAATTCGTTTTCGTTATAAAGTTTATGGTTTATGGTTTGTAGTTTAGGCTTAATCTATTAAAACCACGTCAACAGATCTGATGACTTGGTATAATATGTCTTTATACTGAACACCGTGTCCAGCATGTTTATCATAATAAACGACATCGTCGTTTTTAATTCCTTCTACAAGATTACCAGTTGATATTACTTTAGCCTTTATATACCTATTGTCCTCGTCTATATCTTCTGTAAGTATAAGTCCACCAACTTTTTTTGGCCCTTGTTTTATTTTTTCTACGATTATATAATTATTAACTGCTTGCATTTCCTCTCATATTTGAAATTATACAATCAGCGGATATAATAGTAGTTACAACACTTACCGCATTTTTAAGTGCTGACTTAGTAACAAGTACTGGATCTATAATACCAGCTTGTATCATATC